TTATGCGCAGCTCTTATGAACAGCTGGTCGCCATCCAGATGTGTAACACTGAGAGTTTAAAGGCTGCTTGCTCTAGCTTCGCAAGTGTTACCGCCGCGTACAACGCAAAACCCGACAACGTTAAGGCGCACTAAATTTTCCTTGCCTTAGGGCAAGGGCGTTCTGATGAAGGTCCTTGTGTGGGTCTTCTTCAAAACGCAAAAGAGGTTATTTTTATGAGTGACTGTTTCGACCACGAGGTAGACGCGTGGGAGTCTTTAGACCGAGCCTTTGAAGAAGGGTACCGCTTTGGGGGCCGAAGTAGAACGCGATATGCCGCGCCTGCACCCATTGATCATCTGTTTTACCACAAAGAGATAGAATTCGAGAGCATCGTGCGCAACGACGGGTACCGATACTTAGTTAATTTGTACGGGGACACCGGCGTGTGGGTGCCCATCAAAATATGCCGCAGCGTAGGGAAGCGAACCATGTTTGTACACTCAGCCACATACTCAAAGCTGCCAAGGGTGAGCATTGAAGAACAAGACCCCTTTAACGACTTTGAGGTCATAGAGTGACAAAACTTTGGCTTGACCTTGAAACCTATTGCTCAAATACTTTGTAATTTTATCTAAATCCATTGTCTTAAGTTCGGCTTTACTTAAACCAATCCCAAGTTTACCAATTGCAGTATTTTCTCCAAGCGCGGCTTTTGCTAAAGCATCTGTTACTGATTTTAAATCAGCGCCTGTTCCTGCTGAAGTGTCAAGTGCTACTGACAATAAATTTTGAGCCTTTTTTGCGTCTAATGTTGCATTAACTAAAGTGGTAAACGCGGGACGAAGTTGGTCGTCTAGCACTCCGGTTGTATTTTGTAGGTTTTGGATAAACCCTGCTGTACTTAATACGGAAAAACTTTGACCTAAATTCTCTAATGTTTTGGCTAATTGGTTTGCTGATTTTGTATCATCTGCAAAAGCCTTAACAGAACTTTTACCAAATTTTAAAGTTTGATACGCGCCAAAAGCAATGCCAAGGGCTTTAGCAGATTTAGTTAATACGGCTAAAGATTTACTTGCAGCCTTCGCACCTTTGTCTTTATAGGTACTGACAATAGGAATTTCAATGCCGGTTGCACTCATGCTGCTAGTCCTATTCTACGTTTTAGACTTGAATTAAATTTTAAAATTGCTGTGTCAATTGCTTTAAAGGTTGCCTTTGTAACTCTGCCTTCGTCTCTTTTAAATGCTGCAAACAATAGGCGACCTGAGTTTTTACGTCCCCTGCCAATGCTTTCTAGTCTTGCTTCATTATTAATTGCTTCAACAAACTGATAACCTGCAAAAGGATTGTTACTGTTATAGTTCCTTGTTGCTCTTTTTCTAATTCCCTTGCTTCGGTAAGTTCCTTCATAACCTTGCACATACTCAAACCCTTGGCTTCCAACGCTTGAAATTGGCGCTCTACCTTGAGGGTTTTTTCTTCCTGCTGTTTCAAAAATAGCACCGGCGGCAGATCGGTTAAATAACTTATATACATTAACAAATCCTGCGCTATTGCGTCTTGATCTACTTAATGAATAACCAATGCCTTTTCTAATTACTAAAGGATTGTATTTTGGAAACCCTCTTGTTTTGCCGGCAGTTCTTGAAACAACAACCTTGCCTTGATCTTGCCAGCCGCTTAGCCCTTGAATACGAGTTGGAACATTGCTTTGTGCATCCTTAGCAACAACGCGCATTGCATCACGTATTTCTTTATTCATTTCTTTAAAAAGATCAGGCGCAAACTGTTTAAGCGCTTTTTGCACTTCAACGATTCCTTTTACCTCTACGGGCATCTTCCACCTTTTTTGCTCTGTCTTTTAAATAAGCAATTGTTGCTAAAAACAATGACCTATCCATGTTTAGATATTCGCTATGCGGTATGCCGGTTTCAACTGCTAGATGCAACTAAATAGGTAAAGTCATACCGCGTTACCCATTTGGGGAGTCGGCGTCCATGATTTCTACTTTTGCAAGTGTCTCAAGGTACTTGTCCCCAAACGGTTGAACGGTTACGCCGGAACGTCTTTCGGCTTCCCATGAAAGCCAATAAACATCCGATTGTTTTTCTTCATCTCTGAAACGTTTGTGAAAACCGGATTTAAAGTTTTGTTCAAACGCATACTCAAGAGCAGGTGTTATATCATATTCAGTTATATCACCTGAAGCCTTTGTGACTCTGAGTTTAATCATTTATACCCCTTAGAAAGTACCTGTGGTTGCAACGGTTATTGCACCGTTAACAGTCCATGTTACATCCTGCATACCCATATCGCCAACAGCGCCGTTAATGTCGGTGGTGTTATTTACTAGCGCGGTAAATGTGTAAAGAGGGTTTGTTGCGCTAACAGCAGTTCCTTTTTCCTGTAGTAAAACGCAGGTAACTGAAGTTCCCCATGCAGCCTGAAGTGTTGCAAGAACATTGGCTGAAGCGGTGTCGTTTAGGAAGGAAATGGTTACGCTTGAGGCTTCCAAGCCTTTAACGAATTTGTGACCTGTGTCACCCATTGCGGTTACCTCAAGTTCATCAAATGAACGGTTTAGTGTGACGGCGGTCACATGGTCAGAAAGGTCAACGGAATTAACCTTTACGCCGACCTTGTTATTTAGAAATACAGCCATTGGTTATTCCTCATCTTTCTTTAGTAATGGTTTTGGCTTTTCTGTTTTTGTTATCTGCCCGACTTTTTCAAGCCAAGCCTTGTCCTCGGAAGGAACATCTATAATTTCGCTCATTTTAACTCCAACTTGTCATGATTGAGACGGACATCTCACTCGTAAGCATTTCACCTGCAACGCCTGATAAAACAGTTGGTGCAGATATATTGCCAACACTTATTTTTAATGTTGTTGATGCGGCTAACTTATTAAACACACCAACAATCATATCTTCAATGCCGTTTAGATTACCTTGGTTATCAAACATTGGCACGATCATTACTATTTTAAAATTAACTTTAGGTGCAACACTTGAGTAAATATTATTTGACGGTTCAATGTAAATATCGTCGGGCTGCACAATTACTGAATTTGCAATGGGCGTGGCAGGTGGAAAAGAAAAAACCTGCCACTCCCCTGCGCTAATTAACGCAGTCGCAAGGGTTGATCTGAGAGTTGTAACGGCAACTGTCATCAGCCAACCAAGCCATTAGGTGATAAGTGATTTGCTAACAAACCTCTGACCCTTGCGAGTAAAGTGTTTCCCATTCTATAAGGACTTGGTTGGAAGTCAGGTGATATTCCACCTGCGTTACTGCTTTGTCTTGCTTGCCAAATATCAACTGCAACCATTAATGATGCTTCACGAATTTCGGGAACTGTTGAGTATGTAACATAATCTGTTGCTGCAACTGTTCCATAAGGGTTAGTTGCATGTATCGGTTCTACTGTTGAATGAGAAGTTACAAATGTTATTGAAGTTGGCGTTAAGCTAGTAATAGTTTTACTGCCGTTAAAAGTACCACCATTACCACTTACCGTTACTGTTTGACCAACAAAAAAGCCATGAGGTGTATTAAAATATAATGTGCCGTAACCAACTATGTGTGAATGACTTGAATTAAATTGCTGATTTTTCCATAAATAATCAGTAACAATATTTTGTGCAGATTGGCAGACTTCCTCAACCACAGAACTTGAATATAAATTTCCTATTCCAAGTGTGGTTCTTAATTCAGCTTCAGTTACAAAAGTAGCCGCCAAAATATTGTCCTTTCTTAAAGTAAAGGGGCAAAGGCTTCCAATGCCCCTTTACAGATGATTCCTATTTAGGAAAGTTTATGCAACCATCCAACGATAAGCGCCAGCAGCAACCTTAGTTGCAATTGCGCCGTAACCGTAGTAAGCAACATCAATTTGACCAGTTGAAATTACATTGGTCTCTAGACGATACTTAGTTGACTCGTACCATGTGTATGAATCAGGGTTAATAACGATCATTGTGTTATCGCCTGTACCATCAGTTAGTGCAGTTGATACGCGTAGGTTTAATCCACCAATATTGCCGCGAATGTTTGTTGGTGTTAGATTTCCTGAAGCGTTCTGAGGATTAATTGTTTGTGTGAATAGTGCGCGGTTTGAACCGTCAACTAATCCCATCAATGCACCCCATTGCTCAGGTGAAACAACTATGTTAGTTGCAAAACCTAAAGTTCCTTTGTAGATAGAAACTGCTGCATCTGAAATAAAATCTTGGATATTAGCTGCGGTAAGTGTACGGTTTCCACCATCTGTACCACCTGCGATTAATGCAGTTCCTACTGCTGCATCAGTTGCTTTTGCGTAAGCAAACTCCATTTGACGAACTAACTCAGCAAAAAATGCTGGAGAAGAACGGTCTAATAGCTCAACTGAAAATATTTGGCGTCCAGCATATTTTTTAACATCAACTGACAAAAATGAAACATTTTGGTCTGTTTGTGATGGTGCTGCGCCTTCGGCTGTTACTGCAACAGTTGGTGCTTGAGTTAACTTAGGAATTTCAAATGTCATTCCTGCATCAGGAAGTGCTGCTGAAGAAATTGAATCAATAAATGGACGATCAGCATTTGAAAGTGGATTGATAACTTCAGTTAATTGACGAGTAGGAATTAAACCTGCGTTGTCAGTTGTGTCTGCTGCTGCGCGAAGATATTGACGAGCATCCTCATCATTTAGATATTGTGCGCGAAGTGTGTTCTCTAGGAATTTTTCCTTAGATAACTCAATGCGTGGCTTTGTGTACATTGGTGCTGCTACTGTTGGACGAGAGGCTTCAACCGCAGGGGTCTCTACTACCTCGGACGCAACAGGTGTATCAGGTGTTGTGTTTTCCACAATTGCCTCATTTTCTGTTTTGGTTTCGGTTGATTCTGCCTCTGCGTTTGACGCAGCGACTGAAGTTACGGCGGCACTCTGAAAAGCGGCAGCCTGTACTAGGCTGACTTCCATAAGTCTCGCTGAACTAACTCTGTAAATGCCATTGGTGTTTTTGCCTTTAAGAACTTCAACGCCAACGCTTAATCCTGATCTTAAATTTTCACTAGCTTCAATTAAGCTATCTGTTCCTCTAGTTGTATTGCTTACCTTAAACTCAGCATAAATACCTGCATCATCTTCAGTTACAGTTTTCATGCGACCTATTGGAGATTTAGGGTCATGCTCTAATAACAACTTAACATTTTTAGGTTCATCAATTTGGATAGAACCTTTTTCAAAAATTACTCTCCCTGAGACGCAGGTCACACGACCAGCCTCGCCCTTTGAAAAGCCATGAGTAGTCAAGAGAAGCCGATCAAAGCCAAGCGCAAGCCAGCGCAACGAGGGCTAGTCAAGAAACCGCTATTAGGCGTAACAAAACCGCGAATACAAACCCCACCGTTAAAGGGCAAATCTAGAATCGCTGAAGTTGCTGATCTTGCTGAAAAAATTGGGATGCCGTTGCTGCCTTGGCAACATTATGTGTTAACCGACATGCTTTCAGTTGATGAGAACAACATGTTTATCAGAAAGACTAATTTGGTTCTGTGTAGCCGTCAACAAGGTAAAACTCATTTAGCTCGTATGCGTATTTTGGCAGGACTCTTCCTTTTTGGCGAAAAGAACATTGTTGCCATGTCCTCAAACAGAAACATGGCATTAGATACATTTAGGCAGGTTGCTGACACAATTGAAGATAACGACTTTTTAAAAGTGCAAGTTAGACAAATTAGATATGCTAACGGTCAAGAATCAATTACTTTGCTCAATGGCGCTCGTTATGAGATTGTTGCGGCAACTCGCGACGGAAGTCGCGGTAAAAGTGCTGACCTACTTTACGCGGATGAATTACGCGAGGTAAGCGAGGAAGCATTTAAGGCAGCCGTGCCTATTACTAGAGCAAGACCTAATTCTCAAACATTATTTACCTCAAACGCTGGAGATGCGTTTAGCACGGTGCTAAATGATTTAGTTGAACGCGCAAAAGATTATCCAAGTAA